TAAATTCTGACTATAATGCTACTCAGTTTATATTGAGTAGCTTTTTTTAATGCGAAAAAGTAGAGAAAAATCTGACACTACTTGGAAGTCTCATTCTAATCAGATTCTTACAGCTTGGAAAGATAGATTACCTATAGATACTGATTGGAAAGCAAACTGAAGAGACAAATGGAAGACTAAGAGTAGAAAATACATGCTCTGAAGCTTTTTCGCTACGATACTAACTGCTATTACTGATACGAAAGACTGAAAAGCTATCAGAATTAAATGTGATCCACGATATTTACAAGATTCTGAATTTACTAATAGAGCAGAAAGCGATACTCAATGGAAAGTCAGATTTAGATCTTAGATATTTTATACATGACACAACCAATACCAGTAAAACCTATAAACGAGATAGAAGTAAAATCTGAAGTTACAGAGAACGATAAGATTTTGATATTGGATAGTGAGTCAGAGGAAGCAAGATTAGCAAGTAAAGATGAACTAAAAGGAGATAAAGGAGACCAATGAGATAAGGGGGATAAATGAGATAAAGGAGATACATGACCTCAATGACCTAAATGAGAAAAAGGAGATAAAGGAGACAAAGGAAATACATGAGAAAAATGAGATAAGTGAGATAAGGGAGACAAATGAGATAAAGGTAATAAATGAGATCCATGAACTGATGCTTGGGAGTATATGACTCAAGCTGAATATGATGCTCTACCATCTAGTAAGCTAACAGACTGAGTAAGTAGGATGGTATATTCTACTCAAGAGCGATTCTTCAAGACTGCTCTTAGAGCTGCAAGTAATCTCCTACACTATAATAATCAGGATGAATTATATGCTGACTTGCAATTAGAAAACTGAATGACTCCTACAAGTGCATTTCCTATCTGAGTAAATGTAGGGAATGTAAGTAGTAATGACTGATGGGATCAAAGCTGAGTAATGGTAAATGCTCTAGCAAGTAGCTGAAGTTATATGAGGCGGTTATATGGAGATGATGGTAAATTATACTTTGATTGATGAACTGGAGTATTTAGTCAGATTCTTACAAGTGATGATATATCTGGTATAATACAGACATTAAGAAGCGAACTTGCAGAGGTAGCTTTCACAGGTAAGAGTTCAGACTTAGATAATGATGCAGAATTTACAGCTGATAAGGTAATGACAATGGAAGAATACGAGCAGACTCCATGAACAGCTGGAGATGATAAAAACTACTGGATATTCGAGGTAGAGAACTAATCTTTTAATCTATATATTATTAAAACATGGCAAAGAAAATTAAAAAGATGATCCTTAATGGAGAAGCATACGACTTAGCTACTCCTAATGCCTCTGCTAGTGTGGCAGGATCAGTAAAATTAGGATCTGATACAGCTCAGTCTACTGCTGCTAATGCTGTAACAAGTACAAGTGGTAGAACTTATGCTATTCAGACTAATTCAAGCTGACAAATGGTAGTAAATGTACCTTGGGAAGATTCTCAGACTGGATCAGCTTCTACAAGTACAGCAGGTACTCTTAAATTAGGTAGCGATACTGTACAGAGTACAGCAGCAAATGCAGTAAGTTCTACAGCTAGTAGAAGTTATGCATTACAAGTAAATGCTAGCTGACAATGAGTAATCAATGTACCTTGGACTGATACAACTTATGCAGCTACAGACTTTGATATTAAAGACTTAACAGATTCCACAAGTTTGAGAAGTACATGGAGTGCTAAACAAGATGCTCTAAGTGAAGTTACTAAATCTGATATGGATACTGGTACAAGTACAACAGCTGGTAAAGTATCAGCAAAAGCTATAGCTGATTATGTAAAAGGTAAAGTAGCTAATACTTATGTATATAAAGGAAGTAAAGAAACTTATGATTTATTGCCAGCTTCATGAAATACTACATGAGATGTTTGGAATGTAGTAGCTGCTTATTCTACTTATCCAGCATGAACTAACTTTGCTTGGAATGGAACAGCTTGGGATGCATTATGAGGAACGGTAGATTTGAGTGGATATGTAGATACTACTTCTAATCAAACAATTAACTGAACTAAAACATTCTGAACAAGTCCAGTAGTTCCTAGTAAGACAACTGCGGCATGAAATAACTGAACAACTATAGCAACAGAAGCACAAGTTTACTTAAAACAAGATTCTCTTACTTTAGCAAGTTCTCCTACGAGCTGACATATAGTTACTTGGGGGGCTAACAATAAGACATTTGCTGACTGATGAGCTATTCCTAGTGTATGAAATGCTACAATAACATTTAAGCAAGGTATATCTGCTACAGCTATAGGAACTTTAACGACTAACCAGTCAAGTGCAGGAACTATAACAATGCACGATAATGTTCCTATCACTCAAGCAGATTACGATGACTTACCAAGTACAAAAGCAACAGACTGAAATGCTTACTGGATCTATGAAACAACTTCTTAATTTTATATCTATATCTAAGATATAATGAGTAATGTAATTAAAAAGGTTATAAAAAACTGAGTAGAATATGATATATATGCTAATGGTGGTGCAGCAGGTGCAGGAGATGTCTCTTGACCTGCTTCTGCTACTAACTGACATTTAGCAGTTTTTGACTGAACTACTGGAAAGCTTATTAAAGACTGATGAGCTGTGCCAACTATACCTACAGTAAATAATAAGACTATAACATTTACACAGAACTGAACTTCAGTTTGAGATATAACATTAAATCAGAGTTCTGATGAGACTATAGCATTTACTGATACTACATACGAATCTAAAGCAGCATCTAGCTGATGAACTGCTGTATCATTAGTTACTACATGAGAGAAATATACATGGAATAATAAACAGTCAGCTTTGTCTACTCAGACTGCTTATACTACTAAATGAACGGCTACAAAAGTACCTACGATAACTACTAATACATTATGACAAGTTACAGCAATATCTGAAACGAATATTACATTCCCTGTAACAAGTGTAGGTGGTAGTACATGAGCAGTAGGATTAAAAACAGTAAACTGAAATTCTTTAGTAGGTAGTTGAGATATAACAATAAGCTGATGAATAACCAACAACACGACTTGAACATCTACAACAGTTACACAGATATGGGCTGGAACTGAAGCTCAATATACAGCATTAAGTAGCAAGAGTGCAAACACAATTTATTTCACATTCTAACATAGATGTCAATTTTTAAGTGAACGACAGCACCAAAAGAAATCTATATATGGCTATATTGAACTCCCATGTATGAGTATGATTTCACTAACTCTAGTTGGAGTGTAATAGATGATACTTGGAGTATAACAAACCAATCATCTACTACATACGATTCATCATATTGATTGTTCAGGAATTACTGAACTTCTGAAACTGTACTATCTCAAAGTATAGATTTATCTAGTTTAACTAGCCGATTAAAAATTACTTGGTATGCTCGCTCAAGGTCATCTAGTGGTAGTAATGCATGAGCTGTTATCTGACTTACACCTAACACATCAAGTGCATACGATAGTTGAATATGGTTACATTTTAACTGATATGATCTATGAACATGAATATGAACTAGGGGTGGATGGAAGCAAACATCATCTTCATATAACACCAACGAAACGATAGAAGCTACATTCAACTTTAGTGGATGAACTGCCTCTGGTACTGCTAGAGGACAAACTGCATCTATCTCATTAAGCTCATCAGACTTAAATACTGCTAAAACATACACTTGACTAAAAATATGTACAGGTACTGAATGGATAAGATGAATAAAAATAGAGTGGGAATAATTTATATTATAAAATAATAGCAATGGAAACTATACTAAATCTTATAAAGATGTGGTCTAAAGAGGCTTATTGAAGCGACTCTGAATGGAGTGAAGATCAGATATTATGGCTAAAAGATACTATGATAGACAAAGCTAAGGAATTTTTGCAATGGCTAATAAAGAATGACCATATAGAAGAAATCAAATCTGAAAAGAAATCTTGACCAGATATAAATGACTATATTAAATATATAGCAACTACTGAAGATCCTATGAAAACTTTATCTGGTTTAATCAAATAATAATGGTTATTCTTATGCAAAAAAAAGTAAAGAAAGTGTATATAGGTAGTACAAAAGTGCGACCAATTACCTATCTTTTACATATGCCATTAGAGAATAGTCTAGTAGATAATTCTCCATATCATAGAACAGCCACATCTACGGCTACTCCTACTTATTCTACCGTTTGATGAGTGAGTGCCATTAAATCATATGGTACAACACTTAGAGTAGATGTACCAATGACTAACTTTACAAGTAGTGCATATACACAAAGTATATGGTATTACGCTACTGGTAGTGTGTCTGATTTTAAGTGTCTATGGCACAATAGTGTTGGAAGTGATAGAGTAGATATAACATTTATAACAGATAGTTCAAATGGCAATAAGATAGGTAACTATTATGTTTCAGATACATTTACAAGTACAACATATAATACTGGCTCTTGGAATATGCTTACTTTAGTAAGGAATGGGGACTCTCAAATAATATATCATAATGGTAGTCAGATTAGCTCAGTTACTAAAACAAATCAGAACTATACTTATGGGCAAACAAGCCTAATGAGAATAGATTGGGGACAACAACGACCATGATATTTATCAGACTTTCTTATAGATAGTGTGGCTTGGAGTGCCGCTGATGTATTAGAATATTATAACAGCACAAAGTCAAAATATTGAAGATAAAAACATTTATCTGAACTATTAAAGTGAAATAATGAAAAAGATTCTGATTTTATTTCTAGTCTCTCTCCTATGACTATCAATAAGTCTGAATCTTTTTCAGTTTAGCTCTACTGAGGTTACATGTAAGAAAATAGACAGTAGATGGAAAGCAGATCTCCTATATAAAATGGGACATAAAAAGCTGGACTGAGATAAAGACTGAATACCATGCGAGAATTTACCCTATAACCACAGTATAGAATGAAATGCTTAAAATGTGGGACTGAGAGTAAATGGGAACTATGCAGGAAATGTAAGGAAGAAAAGCATAGAGCATGAGCTATTATAAGTCAGAATAAAAAGAAATTAAAAAACCTGCTTAATGAGAATATATTAGAGCTAGAAAACTATAACAAGTTTATTTTATACACAGATAATATCAGAAAACGAGGAGAAATCTATATGACATTCGTTGCTCAAAAGCATTATACGATATTTAAAATTATAAGTGGGACAATTATGCTTGCGAGTATATTTATATCGTTATATTCTATTTCTTCATTGGTAATCTTATATATTTAGTTGAAAAAGAAATGCAGATCCGTAAATAGAAAATACTTTGTACAGAAAAAGAGGGAATAATCCCTCTTTTTTCTAAAGGATCGCTATTAGTCCACTGCCTAGAATATATCCATAAATAAAGACACTAACTAAGAATAATAATCTGAGTATCATTATGCTGTAGTTGTTGGAGGATATATGCTAGTATATGGAGAAGCTACGATCCATGATGGTGTAGGAGTAGGAGATAATCTACTTACAAGCTCATTAGTTTGAGCTGCATTATTAGCAATAACTCTAGCCTCTGCTAAAGCAGTTCTCAAGTTCTGAGTTTCTTGTTCGCACATCTTATCTAATACTTTTTGAACATTATTAGCACTAGCTGCTATAATAGCTGCAGTGTTTTGCTGTCCTGCAAGTATAGCTTTTTCAATGTTTGAATTTACTCCACAGAATCATTGAGTAATAAGTGTAGTCTGATTAGCTAAAGACTGTTGAGATGCTAATTGTTGCTGCCAAAATGAGTTATTATTGATGATGTCCACTGTATTGTCATGATTATTATTGTTGTTTGACATTCAAGCTAACCATGCAGCATTGTTACCACCAAATCCACCAAATCAGTTACCATTGAATAGGAATAGAATTAGGATAATAAGCCAAACTCACATTCCTCAGAATTGCGTTGTATCCATGATTTATATAAATAGGAATATAAAGCTGGTTTTTGTCTGATTATGCTAGCCACCATCTTTATACTACAATTTATTTATCACTTCTACTACTTCGTTCTTCTTGTCTCATGCTAAATTAGCATTCTGTTTTATTAGATTTGCTATCATCGGATTCTTCTTTATCAATTCAGGTACTATTGTCTCTGCGAGTTGGTTTAGCTGTTCTATGTTATTAAAATCAACTCATTCTAACTTATAAGGCTCTACTCACTGTTTGAGTAATACATTCTTTAGCATTTCTCATTTCATGCTACCTAAGAAATCCATAAATTTCATCTTAAATCTGATTAAGAAATAAAACTACTCCTCCATGTATTCAGCATATAAATCTTTCATTTTGTGGTCGTACTTCTCTTTTAGATGTTCTTTCTTTACTTCAAATTCAGTAAAGTGTTTAGTCTTGTCTACCACATAGTCTATAATTTTATCCATGTGGTCAGGATGCTGAGAAATCTGATTTAGCACTTTCTGCATATTCAGTTTGTCTCAGTCAAAGAAGTCAGATGTTTTTCGTTCCATAGTTTTATGATTAAATTATAAAAACAACTATCTTATATTAAAAAAATACAGCTAGGTAATAAATAGCTGTATTTAATTTTTTAGTAGTTCTTAACTGACATTATATAAATCTATTCACTATCTGAGACATTTCTTTATCTGCCATTATCAGTTTATTATCTTTAAGATTCTGACTTATAATCAGCTTTTTTAATTCGATATCCCAGTAAGTTTTTAAAGGACATGGAGTAGGGAATTTCTTATAAGATTCTATTAATCTCTGAAAATGGATATAATCATGTCGCAGTAAATGATTTCAGCTCTTATGATATAATGGATAAGATGCTCAGTATATAAAAGTTCTCCAAGTGTAGTCATTATCTTCATCTCTATGCCATGTAGATACAGTTCAGACTGTTTGTCTTTTTCTTTTATCTCGGATATAGTAAGCATCAGCACAGTAAGAGAACTTATCTATATAAGAGTATAAGGATCATGTATAAGCAATATCTTCGTAAACAAATGTTTTTCAGATAAAATCTCTAGAAAATTCTGTCTTTCTTGCTATTTCAGTCTTTACGATTTTATTATTTACTGCTACAAAATAGATATTGTCAGAGGTAGATTTCTTCTCCATCATCTCATCAAATGTATATACTACATCCTCTTTTCTCTTAAATACCCATGCTCTTTTCTCTGGTAATTCATGAATAAGCACTTGTCAAATAGCTATATCAGTCTGATTTTCTATACATGATTTATACAGTATCTCATACATATAAGGATGAATAATATCATCGGAATCGCAGAATGCCATATACTCTCAATCTACATTAGCTAGTCAGTTATTCCTAGCCATAGATAACTTCAGATTAGCCTGATTTATTACTTTTACACATCAGTATTCTTTTTCGTATCGTTTAGCTATTTCTAGAGCATTATCTGGAGATCAATCATTGACTAATACTAATTGGATGTCTGATAAACTACTACTTAGGATAGAGTCTATAGTTCTAGACATAAATAATTCTGATTTATAACAAGGAACTACTACAGATAATTTATAAGAATCTGATTTTTCTCTTTTAGGTAGCTCTACTTCTTTTTTGCTTATAGCTAACTGCACTAACCTATCATCTCCTAACCTATCATAACATTTTACTACTAAATCTTTTGGAGTATATGGTAGCTCTATTATAGGATCTTCAGAATCACATATCAGATTTCATTTATCATATACTTTATATAAGTCATATATTCCCTTAGTTCTACAAGCTAGAGTAAGTCAATGATAACCTTTGAATAATGTATAATCAAACTTCTCTTGGTTTTTAGCTTCTATAATCTCTTTTTCTTGGAATTGTCTATATTCTAGATAGTCTCATTCAGTATCATTAGTAGTAATTCGTACAAAGTTCTGAGTCATAGCCATGCTAGTCTTTTTTTCAGTCATCTTTATCATCATCTCAAGTAAAAGGAGGATACTTATCAAACTCTTTGTAGATTTCTTCCTCTGTTTTAGGGAATGGAATTTTTAGCTGTTTATCCTTGTATTCCTCAAAGGGAATCTCTAGTTGGATTCATTTCATTACTTTAAAATATTAATTAAAAATCTGATAGGCTCATCTTGGATAGATAGTATCATTAGTAATCTATCTGTTTTGCATTCTATGCTGTCATAATCATAAGCATACATTGCAGGTAGCTCATCTATTCAAGATTTAGATATGCCTATCTTATTTTGTTCTACTAGCCGTTGAATAAATCAGAAAGATTTAGAAATCAGATATGCTATCGCAGTATCATTATACAAATTCTCTCATTCTCGTATATCATCTTCATCATATCTTGATATACTTCACTTATAGTTCTTCTCCCACTTAAAATTATCATCTGTTCATCCAGACTTCTCTTTCCATTTTTGATACTCATTCAATAACTCTATAAGTTTCTCCATAACTGTTAAATTAAAATATAAATCTGATTAGTCTATGTAGCAACTTATTATTGAAACAATATAACATCGGTCTGCTACATTATTTATAAAATAATAATAAGCATCATCTAAATCATTTTCTTTTATCAAAATAGAACAATATCAATTATTATCAGAAACTTTTTCAGGGTTTCTATAAGTAAATAGTCGCATTTGTTATAAATTAGAATATAAAACACTTAAAGCTGTTAGCATAGATATAAGAACAATAGCAAAACATACATTAAGTTCAACATCTTTCATTCTTGAATTAAAATCTAAAACATCGTATCATTCAGATTTCTTTTCTTCCTTTTTCATTTCCTTTTGGTAAATAATTAAAAAGTCTGAAATGCTACCGAAATTAGTAGCATAATTGCAATTAGTATAGATGTCCAAGTAAGTCTTCTATTAGCTCTATATAATATATATACTTCTTTTTTCAGATTTCAATTTTCTTCTAAGATTTTCATACAATTCTGTTTTATGTATTCATCCATTACCAGTCAGCAACTTCTATCTAATCCATCTAATATCTTGTCTAATTCAGATTTTTCTTTTCTCTTTTCTTTTTCCATTTCGCTCAAATAAATAAAATAAATAATAAGTCTGATTATAAAGGACTGCCACCTCAGTCCATTGTTATGCATTTTTATACCTTTATATTCGTATCTCACTAGGTGGAGTGAGTCGCTAGATGATGAAAAAGGCTCACTTATACCTCCCTATAATCTCTCGGTTATAGGCATCTAGACTAGATCCTTTAATGGCGATTTCTATTCCAAAGATTAAAATAAAGCTGATTTCGTATATAGGAACTTAGGAGAGAATGGAGATGATTTTCTTTCAAATCTCTTATCGTAGAACTCTTTGACTGTTTTACATCATTCTTGTCTATTTGATGTGAATAACTGATAGCATTTACATATATCACATCATTCTAACTCCTTAAATAATTGTTCCTTATTGTACCCCCCCCCATACTTTTTCAACATTGCTGTATTATTAAAGTCTGTACTCTTATTAACTAATCTATCTCAGCAACAGCATTTATTAGTTCAATACTGATGTAAATCATTATCTGCTATTGAATATGGTATATTATGTTCTTCAAAGTATTTTATAAAAGGCTGATACATATTTACTCTTATCTGTGGTTTCAGATTTAGTAATCACATCTGTGTAAAATCTTCTTTATTCAGATTCAGCTCTCTTAGGATAAACTCTTTATGTTCTTCATTCTGAGGTACGATTTTTATTCATTCTAATGTAAAGTTATCTGCATCTTCAAACATTTTCACTATCTCTAATGTAGATATATTAGGTATGAAAGGCTGTATTCTAATTCCTACTTTATATCATTCAGATTTTAGCTCTTTATAGAATTTAAGTCTATTCTCTATATCTGGGACATTTGGCTCTATATTCTTCAGATTATTTATATTAGTTATACTCAACTGAAATGTATGTAAATCTGGTCTGATGTTTGCATCATATACTGTATCGCTCTTTGTAGAGAACAGGATATGTACTCAGTATTTATTACTTATATCTACTAGCTGTTTTGTAATTCAGTATTGTCTTTCTATCGGTTGAAATGGATCACTCATTCATCAGCAATGCCAAGTAATTCATTGAGCTATTAGATTATCTAGGAAATTCGTTTCATCTATCTGTCATTTATTAAATATCCTATCAAGTCTTTTCTCTACCTTATCCATATCTCAGACTTGTAGATTCTTTTTGAACTCCATTATCTTTCTACAATTAGCGAAGCAGTATCTACATCAGAAAGAGCAAGTCTTATAAGTATCTACCCTAATTGGTAATCAGCATATAGCGAATTTACTACTTACATTCAGAGCATCAAACTTTTGTATCTCCATTTTTATTTTAGTAAGGTAAAGATATTTCTATATTCCACCAGATAAGCATTCATATACACATGGCTAATACTACAAGCCATAAAGCAATTACTAATTTCTGCATTTTATTTTTGATCATCTAATAAAAGTTTTTTAGCAAGTCTGACTGTCAATTCGTTATGCATAGCCTGATACTGATTGTAGATTGTTTTCTTTCGATCTTCGTATTCTTCTCTGTTTATATCTTCAGAAGATAGCCATTCTAAATCCCAGTCATCAAATTCATATTTGATTACATCTATTGCTTTCAATAAATGTTCTGTACTCATCTCATCTATTCTGACAATTTTTCAGTCTCAGGTCTTTCGATATTCTATCATCTGCTAATTCTCTAATATAAATCTGTTCTTGCGACTATTTCTTTTATTACTTTGCTGTTCCAACATAGTCTGCCATCTACAATTTTCTTTGCAGTAGTTTCAGTTTACATCTATTCTATCTATCGTTGTATCTTCTATTCAATGTTTTTTAACAAATTCTACATAACTCTCATACATATCTTTAAAGAAATCTGAGAATGTTTTTCGCTCTACTTTTATTCATCTTCATCAGTAGTTTTTGTATCAATGTACACATTCATAATTACATCTAAGTTTCATGTTCTCCCATTTTTGATAGAATGGAGTCTTTTTCATTCATAAACGACTCTGATTTTTCTGTCATCGTTTGATTCATTCTCTTAGTCTATTAGCACAAGTAGTGCAGTATTCAGTTTTTCAAATATCATACTTTATCATAGGGAAATGTTTTCAGCAATTACTACACATAACCTCATAAGTTGGATATCATGATGGTCTTTTTTCTGTATGAAACATATTCTCTATCTTTTTTATTATTACTATTGTCATTCTACTACGAATCTATTTAAAACATATTTACTACATTTGACTCATTTAATTTTTCTATCTCTACCATAGAAAGCTGTTCATCATTTCATTAACTCATTACATTTATCTAATTGCCATTTTCGGTCATTTCGGAATGTATCAGTATTTACTATCTCTGGATGATATACTTGGCTTATCTGACAGAATCAAAAACTCTTTTCTCTTTTTCAGCTTTTTATTACACTACTCTGTCTATGAGGTTGCCATGTTCAGTTTTCGCATTCAATTAGAGTTACTAAATCCATTCATCATATCTCATAAGCATACTGAACATAACTCTGAATTGGGCTATTTTCTGCATATCATTTATGAGTTATTTTAGTCAGACTTCTATCAGCTTGTTCCATTGCCTCATCTACTTTTTCCATTACTTCTATCTGTTCTTGGATTTCTTCTTCAGTAGGATTTGGCTCTATATATTCAGTTGGAGTGTTTTTTTCTGTGGTTGTCTCCACTAATTTAAACCCTCATAGTCTTTATGCTGTCTCTCGTTTATAATTCATCTTAGCTCTATAATTTCTGCATCCCATGAATCACAATATCCAGTCATTCATTTTAGGAATCTTGCACTATCTGCTATATTTAAGTTATTAGCACATTCATTTTTTAAGTCTCTAAGTGAATCCATTTTATCTACTAGCTGTCAAAGTGTTTCAGACTTATGATTATCTGCTACTGCAGTCTTGTTCGCTCATGCTGTATAAGCAGTTATTAGAATCAAAAATGCAACGATTAGAACTAGGATTATTCCTATTAATTTGATTGTTTTTCTTGTCATGTTTATGTTTAGGTAATAAAAGTTAAGAGTATGCAGGACTTTAGAGAATATTTTTCTGATTTGGGAGTTGCTGCCAACATACTCAGTATTTTAGAGACTTTGGTTGTCTATCACTAATATTGTGAGGACTTAGTCCGCTACATTGCCTCCCTAGTCTTCTTATCTAGACTTTGGAGATCTATCTTTCTCTGTTTGAGATGCTCTAGGTAAAGCTTACAATGTTCCGCAACCTTTTTATCTGCTGGTAGTCTATCATAAGTATTCCTTGCTTTCTCTTTGGATAGCTTGTTTATATCCATGTCTGAATAGGAGTTCCCTCAGTCTTTTTTCTGCTTTTTAAGTCTGATATATTCAGCACTCTCTATTCAGTCTAGATTTATCTCATTCTCTGCATTCTGATCATCTATCTTGGTATAGAACAGTAGTAGATCAGGAATAAACTCCATGATGTCTTCTACTGTTCATACTCTCATAAGATGGTCTGCTTTATTTAGTATATCGTTCATATTTTTTAGAATAATGTATCTGAAGTCTCTTCTTTAAGAGCATCTTGGTAAGCTCTTCTTAGCTGTCATTCTTTTATCTCATCTAGTTCAAGATGTTTCTTTACTTGAGTAATGAAATCATCCTCATCTAAACAGTCTCTCATGAATTTAGTATTAGTCAATGCTCTTTGGAATGGAGACTGAGCTTTCTGTGTTTTAGCTGTATTCTCTGCTTTGTTTACTTCATCTACACTAGCAATAGAATCTATAACTCAGATTCACATCATTGCTAAAGCTCTTCCTACTGCTGATGTCTCTGCATTTTCTAGAGCTGATGTTTTATTGATAAATCCATCTCATCGTTTAGCTTGGCTGTATCCAGTAAACATTCTGCTAGGATTATCTACATCTGGTACTACAAATGCTTTAATAATCTCCATATCTCATACAGATTCTCTAGTAGTCTGAATAGATCAGTTTGGATAATTTTCATTGAAATAGATTACTCTATCTGATACCAAGACATATTTCTTTCCTTTTATGTCTATGGCTTTGTCTTTTAGTTCTGCTGTCATTGTTTTAATTTCTTAAGATGTAAAGCTATTAGTTTATTGTCTTTTGCTTTGCTTTGTAAGTAAGCTATTCTCCTTGAGTAAATTTCTCTAAGGATTCTATCGTGTTCGTGCTTTTCCATTTTGATTTATCGTAAGTATGATTTAAAGGCTTTCGGATTCGCTGTTCTTCTTCTACTCAGTTCTCCTCACATAATTCTAATAATCTGTCTCTTGCTTCTTGTTCTGTTGCACATAATGGTGCTGTCTCTACTCGTTCTCCATTGATGTAGATACATCGGTAAGCTTTCTCATTGTCTCAATCTATGTCTTCATATTTGATACAATTCTGTCAAAAGCATTTCACATATTTTTCTCCATTGATAGTTTTAATGTCCATTGTTTAGAAAGGTTTAGGTTGTAAATCTCTAGGTGCATATTTTTCTAGCATCTCTTTGAAAAACTCTGGATTCTCTTTTTCTTCAATTAGCACAGAATGTCTTCGTTTTACCTTATCATTAGCATCTGTATCTTGGAATCATATCTGCATAGTTCTTCAGTCTTCTCGGCTTTTGATATTCGCTATCTCGTATTGATAATGTCATGCTAATCAGTTCTCGTTTCTCATGTCTTCTATTCATTGTTTTATCTCGTTTAGTATCTTCCATTTGTAGCTCTCTTTCTTTTTCTCATAGTATGGCTTTAATCGTTCTTCAGCTTTGTCTAGCTTTTCTCATGAAGCTCTCAGTCTTCAATATAGGATGGCTAACTTTGATTCAGTCCATCATTCTGGAATAACTCAGCTATCAATAAAGCTAACTAAAGCTGATATTTTCTCTTCGGTTATATCATCCATTTTGATTTCAAGTCTCTGCATTTTGTTTAGGTTGGGAATTAAAAGATTCTATCTGTTCAGCTATTTTCTGTCTGTGCTGTTCAAGTTGTCTCTCTTTCTCCAGATTAGTGTGTGTGGTAGTTTCGTTCTTACTTCGATTTAGGATTGTGTAGTAGTGGCTCTTATACTTCTTTCATGTAGATCAGATGTAATTGTTTAGTTTATCTATCAATTCATCTGTGTGTTTAGTTCAGAATTTCTCTATAAGTTTGGAATGTTCATCTTCTGTAAGCAGAACAAATTCAAGAAATTTCTTTTTATTTATTTTTTCTTTCTTATTAGATTCTTTATCTTCTTCTTTATCTATATCTCTATCTATATCTTTATCTATATCGGTACATTTCGTATTGGTGCGTATACGTTCGTATACGTTCGTATCTTTATGTACTTTTTCTTTCTGTTTAGCCCATCTTTCTAAGGCTATTTGTTTGTTCTGCTCGCATATTTCATCGTATCTTTCATTATTCTTATTCCAGAACTCTATTAGAGTAATCATCATATCATCAACTCTTTCTGACTGTGTGTGGTAGTCTCCTGTTGTTTGGTAGGTAAATATACATTCTAATAGATCAGCTTTCTGTTCAACTTTCCATCTCTGAATCACATTCCAATACTCTTTTTTTATGAGAAATGCCTCTTTAACTTCTGACTTTCTCATGGTATTAATAAGGTAAAATTAAATGGGATCTTGGGATGGCATCTCATACAGGAATTAAAGCTCAGTTCTTATAAGCTGTCCTGTAGAAAGCCCCCTTTATCTTTACTATCTCATGGACTCAATTAGAGTCGAATCCATAGTAGTTTTTCCCATTCCCTTTAGATCGTAGTGTAATCATGTTTCTAGCGGGGTAAGAAATAAAAAGATTTTGATTCAGTCGCTACGAATAGTCTTCTTATTTCTCATGCTAGAGGTCTAATAAAAAAGCACCTATTCATATCGTACTGTAGGGGGTAATCGTTCCTACAGCACTATATGAAGAAGTGCTGTGATTACCCTAGCCATTATATCTTGTGTAGTAGAGCCTTATAATGTGTGGAGAACTCTAGATATAATGTAGCAATATCAGGTGGCTAAGTACTTCCTCTACTTTGAATCGTGTTTGTTATTCTAACACGATTTTTTTTGATGGAAATTACTTATCATTACTTAGTAGCAACTCTGTGCCAACTGGGAGGATCATCTCCTCCATTGCTGATATAAGTATATACAAAAAAAAATATTTTGCAAATCTTTTTGCAGTTTTTTTATATAAAAAAATTATAGTAGTTTATAACTAACATTTCATAATTGACTTTTAGATTTAATTTTAATAATTCAGACTAAATTGTAGCTTTTTACATTCTCAATCATCTAATCCTATATAAATTTGAGTAGTGTTTATGTTTTTATGTCAGAGTAAAGTAGCTACATTATAGATATTAGCTCATGGTATATGAATCAGATCAGTAGCAAATGTATGTCTGAATTTATGAGCATGTATCCTAAATCATAAGCTCTTGGTAAGCTTTCTATATATTCCTCTTATAGATGATTCCCTTATATGTCATTCAGTAGTAGCATCGAATAAGTATTCAGATTCTTTTCTTTTCCTTTTAGATAAGTATTCCCTTATCATATCTAACAATTCTTTCTTTAGATATACAGTTCTTCTTTTTTTTCATTTACCTATAACCTGCAAATTTTCTCAGATTTCTTTTACTTTTATCTTAGCAATTTCAGAGCATCTTAATCATGTATTCAATAGCATGTAGGTAAGTAGTTTATTCCTTAGCTGAGTAATTTCTCTTTTTCATAGTCAGCTATTCACTTTATCTAATATCAGCCTTTTCTGATCCTTATTAAAAAATCATATATCCTTATCTGGTTGTTTTACAAAGTGTATTCTCTTAGAATGGAGAACATTAAGCTCTTGGATAATTCTTAGATACTTAAAAAAGCTTTTAAGTCAGATAAGCACAGTATTACAAGTAGAAGCTTGCAGTCCCCTTTTTCTTAAGCAAGCTATAAAATCGTATATATCATTAAGATTTATCTCTACTGGATCATTAGTAGATTTTCAGATAGTTTGTAGGTATAGCTCAAAGCTATTCAGAGTTTTTCTATATCTTGTAATAGTCTCTATAGATAATCCTCTTGTATATAATTGGTAGTCTAAATATTTTTTAATCATTTTCATTAACAAAAAAAAGTAAAATCATTATAACAGACTCTACTTTTTTTCTCACACACAATTAAATATAATATAAAAAAGTCAATAAGTGAATACAAGGTAAAGTCTACATTTTATGATAACTAAAAATTATCAGTCAGATTTCTATTTTTTGAATTAATGAAAAAGTGTTGCAAAGTAAATTTTCAGGAGTATAATTAGAGTATGTGGAGAGCATATAGTAGAGCCTAGATTTATATCTAGGCATTTTCGCTTATGGTAAAAAAAGCAAAAAAAACAAAAGCACCATCAAGATCTAAGCTAGTAAAGAAAGCTGATTCAGTTTTTTCTACCTTTATCAGACTTAGAGACTCTGATAAGAAATGATATGTAAAGTGTCCTCTATGCTGATGGAAAGGATTTTGGAAAGTAGCTCAGAATATGCACTTTATTACTAGATCATGTTGGTATTATAGATACGATGAAGATAATTGCCATGCTGGTTGTATGAGATGCAATGTAATTCTTAACTGAAATTACATAGAATACACTAGATATATGCAGAATAGATATGGTATTGCTGCAGTAGATGAAATGAGGGCTAACTCTAAAAAGATTTTCAAGCTATCTACTACTGAATTAGAGAATATCATCGAGAAATACACAAACAAAATCCAAAAGTATGCGGATAAGCTGACTACATAAGTCAGATTTTTTATTTACTAAACAAAAACTCATGACAAGAACTATCAGCGACTGAGAAAAGCTCACTCAAATGGCTCTAAACAGAAAGTACATGGAACTAGAGCAAAAAGACAAACAAATACAAAAACTAGAAAGAGAAATAGATTGCTTAAAGCTACAGATACAGGAGTACAGAGAGACAGTATCTCAATTATGTGTCCAGATGAATCATTTATTTCTTAAACAAAAAGAAAATGCAAATTAATAATTTTTTACAGCGATGAGATGCTAAATATTACTACAAAATCCACTGTAGTAAACAATTAGCTCAGGGGAACACTCCAGTAACTTATGAGACATTCTGTAGAAGACTAAAGAAGATGAATCTACATGATGCTATATACTCTCCAAGAGTAGAATACAATGTAAAGCATTGGATGTACGATAGGAACAAAATCCAGAATGCTGCAAGGAGAAGAACTATAAACAGATTAGAGAATATTCAGATTTTAGATTTAGATAACTTAATGAAAGTAGAGATGGCTAACACTATTAAAATCCCAAAACCAAGAAAAACTTTATTCCAGAAGATAATCTCATGGATAAGAAAGAAGCTAGAAAACTAATAGATGAACTAAACGAAATATCTCCTAAAATAGAAATAGATCCTGAAGTAAAGAAAAGGGCTGTGGAGATAGCAAAGATACTACTTAAAGATCACTACTGATATTTACCTCGTAAAGATGAAGAATGAAACATTGTGAAAGATGCTGAAAAGAGTTCCCAGTAAAATGACCTAAGAAATACTGCTTACCTTGTAGCAAGATAGTAAACAAAGAGCAACAAGACAAATGGAGAAAGGAACATAACAAGTAATCAGATTTATTTATTAATTTATTCTATAATGACAAAAGAAAGAATCCTACAAATGATAGAAAAACTACTAAAGATTTATGAAGAATACGATACAGAAGTAGAAGAGAACAGCTTAGTAGAATGTATATGAGAAGATGAGAATGGTAATTGAATTTATAAGTTCAAAAACTAAATGCTAGACCTCAAACTCAGACAGTTATTCCAAAGATGAAGACTATATGAAAGGGAGTCTGTTTTTGGAGTAACTATCTGCTATGAGATAGACCATATAATCAGACTAGAAAGGTATTTCAAACCTGATGAAAGAGATGATCTTTACAATATGATATTCAACTTATTTTTTGAGTATGAGTATCACTGACAGCCAATGTCAGCAAGGAAAATAGCTCTCCTTTTGAATGTACATCATTCAAAAATAGATGATATACTAAACAAGGCGAAATCCACGATGAGAAGAGAGATTGAGAATCAGACAAAAATTCCGCCAAAAATGAAAAACTGAGTATACTACAACTGCTACGATAAGTAGTGTAGTTCTTCTTCATTGTTTAGTCTATTGGAATCGGAGAGTAAAAACTCTCCTTTTCTAATTCAGATTTATTTTCCGCCATTTTTTAAAAACTGATTATAATGCACTCTGTTTATATAGAGACTACATCATCATGAAAGAAGAACTAAACGAAAAACAAAAGATGTTCTGTCTGGAATATTTAAAGAGCTTCAATGCTACTGATGCTTACAGAAAAGTCTATTGAGTAAGCCAAAAATCTGCAGAGTCTCAATGATGTAGATTGTTAAGTAATGTAAAGGTTGCTGAATATCTACAAAGTAAAGCTCAACAGAAAACTGAAAAGCTAGATGTATGAGTAGATTATGTATTAGCATGACTTAAAGAAATTACAGAAATCTGAATGTGAAAAAAAGCTGTAATGAAAGACTGAGAAGAAAAATACATCCTAGACCTTTCTAATGCAAACAGTGCATACGAAAAACTTTGAAAGTATAATAAGATGTTTACTGACAAAGTAGAACAGAGTGGAGATTTAAGTATTAACATTGTATCCTACAAGACATGACAGAACTAACAATCCCTTATCATTTCATCCCTAGAGATTATCAGCTTCCTATATTCGAGGCTGTAGATAATTGAGTAAGGAGAATAATAATGGTATGGCACAGAAGAGCATGAAAAGATAAATGCTGCTTCAATATCATAGTTAAAAAAGCTATGGAGGATGTCTGAATCTACTATTATGTATTCCCTACTTATTCACAGTGAAAAAAAGCTGCATGGGACTGAATCGATAAAGATGGATGGAAAACGATAAACCACATTCCGCAAGAGATCATTAAAAGAAAGAACGACACAGAGATGAAAGTGGAACTGATAAACTGAAGTATTATTCAGATTATATGATCTGATAATGTAGACTCCATTGTCTGAACTAATCCTATCGGTATTGTGTTCTCTGAGTATTCATTACAGTCTCCAGCTGTATGGGACTTCTTAAGACCTATATTAGCAGAGAATGGATGATGGGCTATATTCAACTTTACTCCTAGATGAGATAATCATGCTAAAGAGTTATTAGATATGGCTAAAGAGAATAAAGATTGGATGGTATCAATTCAGACAGTAGATGATACTAAAGCAATAAGTAAGGATGTATTAGAATCTGAAAGGCAAGAAATCATTATGAAGAATGGTAGCGATGCTATCTTCCAGCAAGAGTATTACTGTAGCTTTGATGCATGAATTAATGGATCATTCTATGCAGAAATACTAACTCAATTAGAGAATGCTGGTAGAAGAACAACTTTACCATACGATCCAGCTTTAGATGTGTTTACTGTTTGGGACTTAGGAATAAATGACTCTACAGCGATTCGATTCTGGCAGAGAATCTGAAAGGAAATCAGAGTTATAGATCATTATGAGAATAGCTGAGAATGATTATCTCACTATGTAGCTATCCTAAAATCTAAACCTTATAGGTATTGAACTATGCGACTTCCTCATGATGCTCAAGCTAGAAGCTTACAGACATGAAAGACTGTAGAAGAAAAGATGTATGAATACTGATTCAATGACATCCAAATAGTTCCTAAGTTATCAGTATTAGACTGAATAAACAGTGTAAGAGCTATCCTACCTTATTGTCGATTCGATAAAGAGAAAACTGAACGATGATGGAAATGTCTGAAAAACTACCACAAGGAATTAGATGAGAAAAGACAGACATTCAAATGACCTGAACATGATTGGAGTTCTCACTCTTCAGATGCCTTTAGGTATTTAGCAGTAGTAAATGAACTCTATGACTGAACAAGTCAGAAATGAAAAATTATAGACTCACGATCTTAATTTATATAACATATAAGAGATGGTAAACAACAGCACAACAGCTAAAATGGTGCAGAAAATTAAAGGATGGACTTATAACGAAATCCAAGCTAAAGTAGCTCAAGAGTATGATGCATGAGCAGAAATTGCTATGAGAAAAAGACCTCTATTACAAGAGTATCTAAGAGCTTATAATGTAGACTGAGACAAACTAAAAGACTGAGAGACAGTAAAATCTAAAAGCCTGTATACTTACAGGAATCTTTTTATCTCTTCACTTTACAAGAATAAGCCTTTAGTGCAATTCCAAGGAAGAAAAAGATGAGATGCAGAATATGCTAAAACATGGAATCACTTATTGGAATTTGATTATGAAGAATTAGATGAAGATGCTATCTCTTATAAGAAAATAGAGGATGAAGTAGACTTTGGAATCTATTTAGCAGTAGATGAATGATGGGATAAAGTAACTCAATCTCCTAAAAAGAGACTTTACTCTCCTCTTTGTTGGATTCCAGATCCATACTTTGACATAGTAAAATGATTCAACTTTCATGGATTTGAATTAGAGCTAACAGAAAACGAGCTATCAGACTTATATAAGAATACTGATTTAATGCTCACAGATGCTGAGCTGAAGAGACTAAAAGAGACTCTAAAGAATGATTATGATGCTAAGCTTAATGCATGGGCTGATGGATATTGAATAGATGGAATTTATCCTAGTGTAAAATCTCCTCTTAAATGCTATTCAGTTTATAGACACTTTACTAAATTCAACTGAAGATGGTATTTAACTGAATGGGCTAACGATAGAACTTTACTAATCAGATGTGAAGAGATAGAAGCTGTAAGGAGTGAAGAGAAAAAAGATCCAACTACTATTCCATGTCCTGTAGTTCACTCTCGATTCTTACCTAAGAAATGAGATCCATACTGATTATGTGTATGAGACTTAGCTAAGGATAACCAAGATTCAGAGGAAAGTATTATGAATCTACTAATAGATAAAGTACACGAGGAAACATTTAGCTGAATTACTGTATATAACTCTGATGTAGTAGATGGTAAAGAATTAGCTCATAGAAAACTCTGAAAAAGAAAATATGTACCAGCTAAATGAAACTTAGAGAATAGGAAAGTTATAGAGAATATTCAGACTCAGACATCATGAACTGGAGATGGATATAATCTAAAGAATATGATAGACCAAAAAGCTACAAAAGAAATCTGATTCGATGAGCAGAGTATCTGAGTATATGCAAGAACTATTACAGCTACTCAGAGTCAATTACTCCAAGCTAATCAGAATGTCAGACTTTCAACTATATTCAAGGTATTCCTACGATGAGAAAAAAGATATTGGGATGTGCTTTGGTATAGAAGCTATCAGAAGAACTTTAAGATGTCTAACGAGAAGAACATCGTACTAAATAGCTGATTATGAAATGTAACATATACTATCATGTGAAAAGACTTAGATACTAAAAGAGACTTGCACATGGTATTAGTTACTGAGATAGACAGAAGAGAACAAGAAGAGGCTAATAAATGAGCATTTATGGCAGCATATCAGCCTTTAATGGAACAAGCTAACGAATTTGGAAAGATACAGCTAACTAGAGACTTTGCTAAAGTTATGTGAATGGATGATGAATTAGTAAATTCTATATACGATTATCCTCCTGAATATGATAAAGCAATGCTAGACTTAGAGTTATTGAATAATAACGAGGATGTAGGAGAAATAACTGACATGGCAGAAAATCATAAGATATATATCCAAGTTTATCAGCAAGCATTAGATACTAAAGCTAAAGCAAAAGCAATAATGAGAAGAAAACAAGCTCTAATAGTAAGCTGACAAGCTAATCAGAATGCTATGATGCAATGAATGACTCCACAGAATAACTGAAGCACTAACCAACTAATAAGTAATTACATATCGCAAGAGAATCAGGCTAATAACCAACCAACTGCTTTATGACCTACTGTATGAAATGACATACCAACAACTGAATAAGAATGATGAGTGAATATTAAAAGACTGATTAAATTCAGACTTTCGAAGACTTATCAATGGCTATCTAAAGGATAGGAAAGAAGAACTACAGACTGGCATTTTATCTCCTATAAATGAAGATAAGAGTAAGTCCATCTTTAACAGAAGAGACATGGATCTGAAAGAACTGGAAGATATTGATGACTTCCTACAGATACCTAACTATCTCTTAACAAGGATCAGTAATCAAACTGATATATCGGTGGAGGATGACCACTAATCAACATCTTTTTATTTGGTAAACTAAACAATCATGGCAAAAATCGTCTATGATGATTGAAGCGAGAGGGACTTCAACGAGGAAGACTTTATCTCAAGAGATGAGCTTTCTGAGAATTACATTTCTAAAGATGATGTAGCTGAAAACTATGTCTCTAAAGAACTGTATGACAAGAAGAAAAAGCAAGCTAAGGAAGCTTTTAAGCAGAAAGATTTAGCTGATAGAGCTAATGCTGAAGTAGACAGAGCTGAATTAGAGAAATCTATTGAGGAAAAAGTAACCTTTAAAAGCAAACACGGATTTGAAGAGATTCCAGAGGAAATTCAGACAATCCGCAATGCTAATCCTAACTTAACATGGGAACAGGCTTATAGAGTAGCTGATTATCATGATGCAGAGACTGTAAATCCTAATCCATGAAGAGAAAAGGCACAAAACATTGAAAAGACTGACTGGACTTACGATGAACTAGCTGACTTAGCAGACAAAAATCCTACTGCATACGAGGAAATAGCTAAGAAAGTAGAGAGCGGAGAGTACAGACAGATTTAATTCTTTTAATTCATAAGTATGGCTATCAGAAAGAAAAAGGTAGTAGAAAAGGCTGTAGAAAAACCTGTGAAAACTCCAGTAGTAGAAGCAGAAAAACCTATAGAAACTCCTAAAAAAGAAGTCAAAGAATGGACTTATGATGAGCTTGTGCTATTACCTAGAGCTGAATATCTCAAAGTAGAGGCAGATATTAAAGCTGGTATAGCAAAAGTAAAACAAGACTAGACTAAACTACATGAGGGAAGAACTAAATCATTTATTTAGTTTTAACCTTATTTAATCATGGCAAACACTGATAAAATTAGAACATTATTGGTTGCAGAACTTAAAAGAAAGTTATCTGACACACCTAAAAAACCTTTTATGAGATTCGCTAACTACGAATTTGAGGGACAAATTAAAGCTGGTGGAGATACTGTAAGAGTACCTATCTCTCCAAAAATTACTTTAACTGATGTATCTGCTCTTAATAGTGGAGACATTAGAGCTACTTCTATCGCTGACATCTCAGCTTCTGATAGAACTGTAACTCACTCTGACTTAGTAGTAAACAAATTACATCAGTACAGAGAAAAATTCTCAGACTTGGAAGAAATCCAAACTCTATACTCTATCAAAGGAAACAGACTTCAAGACCTTTTGAATGGTATGGATACTGCTGTAGAAAGCTCAATCATTACTATGTTGGATGCTTTCTTCTTAGCTCACTCTGGACAAGTTATTGAAGAATCTACAATTACTGCTGCTAATGTAGCTGAAAAGATTATGAAACTTAGAACTGCTTTGTCAGAAAAAGAAGTACCTATGGATAACAGAATCTTAGTAGTATCTCCTGCTGTATCTGCTGTAATCGCTCAAGCTGGAATAGTAGCTGGAACTGAAGTAGCTGCAGATGCTGCTGTAGAATGATGGCTAGGTAAATTCGCTGGATTCTCAATCTTCGAATCTAACTTAATCCAAAAAGGTAACTTATATGCTTTCAGAGCTAAGAGTTACAACTATGTAAGACAATTATTCAAAGCTAAAGTAACTGAAGCTGAAGCTGGAATGTACTACAACATCCTTGGACAAATCGCTCATGGAGGTAAAGTATTCGATCAGAATGCTGAACAACTTTACAAGATGGAAGTATCTGGATTGAATCCTACTCCAACTGAGACTCCTACAGAGACTCCAACTGAAACACCAACTCCTACTAACTAGTAGATAATAAGATGGGAGGATAAACTCCTCCCCTCTTTAATAAATAGTCAGACTTTTAACTTATTATTTATTATTGAGCTAATGACAATTCAAGACTTATTGGAAGAAGCATACGAAGATACTAATACTTCTACTGCTAACTATCCATACACTAAAGGACTAAAAAAGCTGAATGAAGTCTATTCTGAAGTATATAGGATGATAGTAACTACACAGGAAGACTATTTTTGGACTTATTGGAATACTGACCTCCAAGAATGAGCAAGGGAATATAAAGTAGAAAGAGAACAAACATCTTATACAGATGGAGAATGAGTTACTCATGTAGTTCCATGAATAGCTAAAGTAAAGAAAGTTATAATCTGGACAGATGAAGAACATTCTTATGAATTACAAGAGTTATCAAGTTTAGAAGAAGATTATTGATTAAAGTGATGGACATTAAAGGATAATCATATAATTTTGAATTTTACTCCAGAAGAGACAGTAGAAAACTGATTAGAGATACAAGGGATACAAGCTATAAACGAATTGGATGACTTAACAGCAAATATAGAAGATGTAGTATTTCCATGACATTCAGACTTAAAACAATTTACTAAAGTATTATTAGTTGGACTAAAAGCTGAATTGTGGGATCATAAACAAGACTTCACTAAATCAGATAGTACGAAATATACTAACTGAGCGAGGGCTAAATACAATGATGAATTAGAGAAAATGAAGAGATATATAACTCAAAGAGTACAGTCTATTTATTATTCTGATGTACAAAAATAATGGCAATAGATAACTTAAACTATTATAGTGCATGACTTCCAGCATGACAGCAAACAGATAAATATTCAAGCCAACCATGATGTCTAAAGTCTAAAAATTTAGACATCTTTTCAAGTAGTAAAAGTGTAAAAGCTACAGCATTTAGTGAGCCTGTAGCATGAGAGGGATGAGTAGTAAAAGAGGAATGATGATTAGTGCTAAAGACAGACTGAAAAATCTATACAAGGAGTGGATGAATAGATACATTATTCATAGATCCTAATACAGACATGCCTAAATATCAGGTAGACTATACATGAACATGAAGCTCATACTCAACAGCAATATGGGGAACTCCTATGGATATGACAGTGAAATCTGAGTGAGGAGAATGGAAATCATTTGTAGCATTTACAGATAGGGCAAGTCTAACTTATAGTAAAGCTAAAAGAGTGATAAATAAGACATTTGATACTAGTGGATTTGAGACCTCCAGCACTACATTTACAGACTGATATAGATTTACAAAACCTTATAATTATCGCACTGCTAGTGTAACAATCAACATTGATAATGTATGATTCTGAGGATTAGTACCTATTAGAATCAGGGCACAGGAAACAGTACAGACAGATTGTCATATATCTATATCTAGTATAACTATGTATTATTCTAGATATAAATATGACTATGAATTAGACTCAATGTCGCCTAGTGGAACTTATGGAGAGTCTGTAAGTTATACATGAGAATTGATTAGTCTAAATGGTGTACAAGTTTGGGCAAAATTCGCCCCTAATGAATATGATAGATGGATAAATATAAGTTTTGATTTTACTCCTGTAGAATGAGGTAGTTCTTATGACTGGACTAATAATTATCTATATATAGACATAAACTGATGACCTGCAGAAAATCATAAAATGAGATTAATAGATGGAACTATGTCAGACTGAGATTACAACTATTATTATTCATATCTACCTCTAAGAGAGAGAGAATTAGTGCCAGTATGAGAATACTATTGGCTTAAATGAGCCACATTCCAACCTTTGTATAATTGGCAATGAGAACGAATCTCTATACTCTGAACAAGGTATCGTGTATTTGATTTTGTACAGTATATGTGATGGGAAAACGATTCAGCCATGGATGTAATATGAATGATCTCATGGAACGAACAAGTATATATGATCGGTAATATGAATGGAAACTGATATATAATTCCATGTGATTATACTTGAGGCAGATGAACTCCTTATGTAGCTTACTGATGTACATTCTTGGGGGTAGAAAATATAGACTATCTCTTATATTTAGTATGAGAAGATAGAGGTATAAGTACATTATGGGTATTTAACCAGCAAGAATTAGTGCCAATTATCTGAGGAAATAAAGAAAATACATCTACTGACCTTGTTTGAGTAGATGAACAATATAAATTTGACTGAAAGATAGTAAATTGGAGGAAAAATCTGATTCTTACTACTAAAGATAACAGAATATTCCAATACTGACAGACTTATGGAGGTAAATGATGAGCTTTTATACATCAATTACCAGCAAATGCTGTAATAAAAAGCTTAAAAGCTAACTGAAACGACTTAGAAATAAACTACAGTATAACAGTAAACGATACAACGACTAATTATAGCATAAAATACCAAGATGATACTCCAATGAAGAGATATAATACTGAATGGAGTGCTACATATCCTATAGTATTATGAAATCATATACTAGAAAAAGAAGAATCTGACTTATATACAAGTTTTATCCTACCAAGTGCTAGTACAAAATTAGAGTTTTGGGGAATGGCTAACCATTATCACTTCTGGACATTTACAAGTGAAGATAATGCTACTCTATCAGAATCAGAATCATATAAAATCAAATGAACATCATGAACTTATGCTTTAAAGTTTATAGAGAGAAATGATAATCAATATACCTTTAGATTAGAGTGAGATTTACCAGTTCAGACCAGTAGCGAAATGAAAATAACAGACAGTAATAATACTGTAGTGCTAAATTATACAGACTTCAACCATTTTAGGAAAATCTGAACTATTGAGACAGATAAATACTTAGAATGAGAATTTAGATTCCATAATCTTAACAATAAGCTAGAGCTACCAAAATCTCATAGTTTACAGATCATGGTAAAAGGTAAAGGAACTACGAATTATACTCCAGAATTATTTAGCTTAGATTTAGTTGCTAATCAGAGGGAAAGATGATAGTATATGCAGGTAAGCAATTCTGAAATGATTTCAATAATGGGGATGAGGCATTATTCCAAGATGCTAACCGACCTAGAGATAATGACATGTTCAAGCTTAGACCATGATTACAGAGTGATAAATGGGACTGGAGATGAGCTAATAAAAATACAAGTTTCTCTCATATCTTTATCAAGTGATATAGTAGAGTACCATGAACATGAGCATACAAACCTCTGGTATGGAGAGTGCCAAGACTCCAAGCTAAATGGACAGAGAGTGAAGTAGCAGCCATGCCTGAAAGTATTAGATGATTATGAGTAGAATACTGGCAGATGGAGAAAGAGAACAATCCTTTTGTAATAGTAAGGAGTGGAGAAATAAGTTATTCAACATGAAATGGAGAATATTCAACTATCACAGAAAAAACTACAACAGATTATTTTGAGATAGCAGAGGACTGATTATATTATATAATGGCATATTGAGCATTCTATTTTGATCCAGACTATTATTCAAGCCAAACCTCGTATGAACAAAAGGAATGGGTATGAATAGCACAGCCAATAAACTGAGTATTTACAAATACAGATAGAACACAAGCTAGAGCTGTAGGTAATGGAGACTTATTAAGATTCATGCAGATATGATGGTATCCTAAAGGATCTCAGATAGTACCATTAGTAGCACATAGCTTTACAAGCTGAAGTAATTATGTATCCTGAGGATTGAGTGTTGTAAGGCTATGATAATACAATCCGCCAAAAAAATAAATCTGAATATAATGGAGATACAAAAATTTTATCTCCATTTTTCATAGAATGAAAAACTTTTGGACTAAATTTAGTGTAACTAAGCTAGTATTCTTACTTATGACTCTATGTTTAGTATTCCAAGCTGTATATCTAACTTTACAGGGAGTAGAGACTAGCTTATTTAATAACTGCATGCTGGCAATAATCAGCTTCTATTTCTGACAGAAAGTCTGAAAAACTCAGTCAGATCCTTTAATTGATGATGAATGAGAAGATGCAAAAATTTAAGGAATATATAACAGATCCAAAGAACATAATAGCTTTTATCATTTTCTGCTTTTGATTAGGTGGAATGCGAGCTACTATGAATAACAGAATCTCCTTATTAGAGGAAAAGTGTCATGAAGTAGACACAGTAAAGGCTCAAATGTATGAAATTCAGACAAGTTTAGCGGAAATAAAGACAGATTTATTACGAATAAAAGCTAATTTATCTAAATAAACTAAACAAACCATGTACGAATACAAAATCTACAGATCAGAATTATGATGGCAGATATATCGTAAGAAACAGATAGGGAGGCTTATGATATTACAGTATTTGAATTGACATGGATTATGGACTCCAAATAAGTGAGCTGCTAGAACATTCTATCATGAATGAGATGCTATATCAGCTCTTACAGTCATGAAGAAAAAAGATGAGAAGAACTCTGACAAATAAGTCAGATTTTATCATTTTATACAGTATGATAACCTTTTTAGAGCAACTAATAGAGTGATTTATCAAACGATGGAGAGATAGACAATTCAGAAAGAAGATTTTAGAATATAAATCTAAGCTGAATGTGAAAGATAGAGAAAAATTATAGTGTTCATCACATACTACCTAGATCTAGGGACTGAACAAGTAACGATGCAAATATAGAACTACTAAGAAATACAACTCATAGAGCTATTCATACACTTTTTGCTAATCAAATGATAGCAGAACAGCTAATTACTACAGTCTGACTATCAGAGCAAGCATTAAGAGAAGATGTAAAGAGATGGCTATTAGAAACATTATCAAGTAGAGATATAGAAGATCCTTATGTACGATATAAAAAAGAATGTATTAGATAACTTTTAGCTTTTTACTGTATGGCTGGATGGTAAAACTAAATGGGAATACAATAGACAGGATAAATTCATATCCAAAAGAAAAGACTAATACAGAAATCTGAAGAGAACTATGAATAAATAGACATACTATAGGGAAATACAGGGAAATACAAAAGGCAACTCAGCAAGAAGCTAGCGACCTTTTATCCTGAAAAGAGGAAGAGATGCGATTCAACAAAAAGAAAGAGGAACAAAATCCTAAATTCTCTAAGCAAGAGAGAAAAAAGCTGGACTTATTGCAGAATTATAGCGATAAGGACATTAAAGAGATGCTGGCTTTTATAGCACAGACTAACAAAAAAGAAATCAATGAGACAATCTGAGATCCATGACATCTGAAATTTGCTTTAGTGAGTGATACTCACTTTGGGGCTAAGCAATGTGCTAAAGATGAATTACATGAGTTCTACGATATAGCAAAAGATAAATGAGTAGAATGCTTTGTGCATTGCTGAGATATAGTGGATGGTTGCAATGTATATAAGGGGCAAGCATTTGAGCAAGAAAAAGTCTGATTTACAGAACAATTAGCAGACTTAAAAGAGAATTATCCTGATGTCTGACTACCTACCTACTTTATCTGATGAAATCATGATGAGGCATATCTAAAATGAAACTGAGTAAATATATGTAAGGCTATAGAGACAGTGAGACAAGATTTGATAAACCTATGATTCTATGATGCAAGGCTCAGACTTAACTGAATAGATATAAACCTGCATCATGGAGGAGGATCATTGAGTTATGCAAAAGACTATAAGATGAAGAAATACCTAGATAGTCTACCTGTAGAATGACAGCCAGATATATTCGCTTTATGACATTATCATACAGCTTTGTATGATCTACATAGAGGGATACACTGATTTATGCCATGAGCATTCTTAAAGGAGAATCTATTAGCTAAGAGATTTAACTTAGGGAATACTATAGGAGGCTGGATAATAGAGATAGAGAAGAACGAAAAGGGACAGAGTAAGCTAAATATGGAATTTATAAAACTTTAATAAAAATGGACAAATTCAGATATACAAAAGAATGAGAAGATAGATGCAGACAATGAATAGAACGAAAAAAGACTTGTTGGAGATGTAGTTATGAGATGCTATGTTTATTTCAACAAAACCAAGAGAGAATATGAAAGGATATAGCTGGGCAAGAGAAGACTATTTAGATTTACTTATTAAAAAATATACAATGCCAGAAGAAATACTAAATGGCTGTCTTTGATTAGGAGAAAAAGAGACAGACTATAAACTAACAGAGTGATTATTAGATGCTCTACCTACATTATATCAGCAAGATGATATAATCTTCGAGTATAACCAGTATAATCAGAAATGGAGTCAGAAATCTTGTACTCTATTCTCTCCTATCTGAGCTATTTCAGATTTAATGAATATAGAAATCTGACTAGACACTATAAAAGCATGGGATAATGATAGTTATAACCATGGTAGAAAAGAATGAGAATGATGGTGGGTAGCTTTAGGGGTAGAATTTATCGCTGACAAGTATAACTCTTCAGATTTAGCTAAAAAACATTGAAAGGTAGCCTATTATTCTATCGACTTAAAAGATAACGAATTAGTAAAAAAAGTATTAGATAAACATTATACGATCTGTACTGGATACGATGGAAATTCTACCTATAATAATGATAAGAATAAAGACTGAATCTTAAATGGAACAACATTCTGAAAATCTACATACTGACATGCAGTAAGTGCTATATGGAGTGATAAATATCCAGCAAGAATAAAAGATAACTATAAGGGAATAAAGTATAATATATATGAAGTAGAGCATGAATTTAGTGAGATACCATGCTACTTTAATAGAGGATATGTATTTACAAAGGTAGCAGAAGATGCTTTAGAGGAAGTAAAAAGGCTGAATAAGATGAGGACATTGACTGAAAACATGATAAGAGATAATAGTGAGATGCGAAAATTGACTAATGATGAGAACTATAAAGCTAAACTGCATGAAATGAATGAGCTAAACAGAAAAAAAGTAAGCAATATAGAAGAGCAACTTAAAAGATATATGTAAAATCCGCCAAAATAAAAAATCTGACTATAATGCACTCAAATGAATTGAGTGCTTTTTAATTTTTCTCAAACAGTAAATGGCATACGATTATAATAAAGCTAAGGAACAGTACGAAAAGCTAAACGATGAGCAAAAACAGCAATTTGCTAACGATAATAGCTGACAAGTACAGGACTTTTTGAAACAATATAATGCAGAGAAGAACAACAATCCACAGAGCAATGCCAATAGCTCTAATTTTAATAATCAGAACGGTACTAACTGATGAAACAATGTATCAACCGACCAATTCACTAACTTTGTTAAGTGAGGTATAGAATGATACAATAGTGCTATAAATAATTCTAAGAATAACTCTAACGAGGTACATGATTATTTCAATGATTTTAATAATAAAGTTGAAGAATATAAAAAGACACACCCTGAACGAGATAGTACAGAATATGACAATTACAAAAAGCAGTTTGACAGCTATTGAACTTATAGTCCTGACTTAGACCAAACTAAATTTAATCAAGATCCATGAAAGATAACTGTGCAAGAATGAACAGCTCAGCAGACATGAAAGCCTGACTACCAAGCTAACTCTGAGGCTAGATTAAATGAAATGAAAGGAAATCTAGACCACTATTTTGCTACATCTCCATGGATGTTTCAAGATAGACAGACTTTTAATAAAGTATTTGAGTACGATACAAGAGAATCTGAAGCTCAAAAACAATTATTAGATAGTTATTGGAAGAGAAAGGAAGATATGGATAAAGCTAGTCAGTATACAAGCTGAGAATCTATAAATAACTGACTAAAAAACTGACAGATAACAACAGACCAATTAAATCTGATTAAAGAATATGACCAAGATGCATACAGACAGCGACAGCAACTCCAAGAAGAAGAAATCCAAAAGAGAATTGTAAATAACATAGTTCCACCAAAGATAGAGAATATCGCTACTCAAATAAACGATATGATAAATAGACTCTGAATCCAAGCTCAAGATGCTCTAGATATAGAGTGAATCTATAACGACACGATGGAAAGAACATGAGCATATCAGACTTTACAAGATGCTAATAATACAGTAAAACAGATAGAGGCAGTAAATAATAAGATGACTGCAATAGCTAATAGATATGCTAATTCTACATGAGGAACTGTATCAGATGCTCTAGCTGCTGCAAGAATGCAGAAAGCTCTAGCACCATACCAACAGCAGATGCAAGGATTACAATATCAGTATCAAGATTATGCTAATCTCTACAGTCAAAAGACAGCTACTGCAACACAAGCAGCTAATGTAAGAGCATTACAAGCTAATGAAAATCAGAGAATCTGGAATCAAAAATGCTCTGCTTTGTGATTCGCTACTTCTGCTATGAGTTATAGGACTCCAGAACAGCAAGCACAGTTGCAATTACAGACACAGCAAGCTCAAAATGAAATACAATTATTACAGCAGTCAAGACTTAACGATCTAAATAGATATAATCAGTATGCTCTAGCTAAGATGCAAAATCAGTTATCTAATGAGCTGACTGATTTATCAGTTACAGATGAGGCACAATTAAAATCTAACTTAAATAATGTTTTAAACTGATATTATAGCCAACGATGAGCTATAATTCAAAGACCTCAGGCTGAGGTTGTAGAAGATGTTTTAGCCTATGCTAAGAAAAACTGAGTAACTGTAGCAGAAGCTCTAAGAAAGAATTTTATAGAGCCATTGCAAAGTAAACAAGAGTATAAGTCAAAAGTAGCTCAAGAGTATGGTACAGATAAATACCAACAGCAATGGCAATATACTATAGATGAAGACTGAAATGTAGTGATAAAATGATCATGATATGGAGAATTACCAGAAAGTGTATTCAAGAGCAGATGATCTAGACAAGAAGCTTATGGAGATGTATACGAGAACTCAAATACATGGGCAGATTATATACAGAATCTAGCATGAGCTATAAAAGATGGAAGCTATGGATGACAATGTGGGGCTTTCTGTAATGATATTTTAATATGAGGATGAGAATCTAAAATATTCTGAGATACTTTGCAAGAAAAAATCAATGCTTGTAATGTAGATAAAGAAGAATGACCACAAGTATGATATGCAGTAGTATTTGACTTATGATTCACAAGCAAAGATGGAAAGAATCATGGGCATGTATGATTTATCTCTAATGTAAATGGAGATGGAAGTATAGATGTAATAGAAAGTAATGGGAAAAGTGATGAGACTATCCATGTAAAGAGATATTCTAAGGCTGTTGTAGATAAAATGATACAAGGATATTATAAACCAAGTAACTACGATATTCAAAGATATATCTGAGATAATAAAACATACCAAGAAGAGTCAAGCAGTCAACCATATAGCTGAGTATCAAAAACAACTAGCACAGGAGTAGATGTGAATGCAGGATGATGGATTACAGACTTAGAGAATGAATATATAAAAGAGAAATGGGATAATAAAGATGTGATGAATCAGACTTTAGCATCTTACTGAATATCAATTCAAGAGTATAATGCACAGAAAAAGAAATATTTAGATTATACAGCTAAAGTGAGTCTAATAGAAGATACTAAGAAGATGTATGATGCAGTAAAAGATTTATTGGACTGGAATCAGACAAAAAGTTCAGAATGAAAATGAAGCAGACATAGTGGGCAGATAGACTTAGCAACTTATGAGTCTGTAGCAAATTGAGCACCAGTAGATACATTCCGATGGGGACAAAGCAAGTTTGATAAAGAGACAGCTAATGGAATCAATAAATATAACTACCTTAAGAACTCTCAATTACTAGAAAAATATCAGCAACTTAAAAAGGCATGAGCTTCATTCTGAGCGATGCAGAAATCTGAATGGGATTTGGTATGATCTGCAGCCTCAAATTTGAATTGGTTGTCTACAGATGCTGAATTTGAGCAGAACTTACAGAATATGCTTAACCATTACAGTAATATCCTAGCAGATGCAGGGGTAGAATGATTCTATAGTACAGATATTTAATTTATTATAATATTGTATAATGGCAATTAACAATTCATTTAAGACTCCGTGAGTAATGACTGGGGCATTCCCCTGACTATCTCTAGAAAAAACAAAAGAGATAAAGGAGAAATCAAGGCAAATGAGTAAAGATCCTTATGAACAGTCTCTTATACAAGATGATTTGTATAAATATGAACTAAATAAAAAGACTCATCAAGATTTCATGAAAGATAGACAAGAGACAAGGATGCAGATGAATCTAAGAAAAGCTAAAGCAGTAAATGATCCAAAGACTAAAAATATAATGGATTCTACGGATAGAATGTGAGCATTAGCTGATATGTTTAGAGAATACTGATATAATCATGGTAAAAATTGGGATGATATGGAAGATGAAGAGCTTGTGTCTAGATTTACAACAAGAAATCCATCTGTAAAAAAGTATTCTGATAGCTTTCTAACATGATGAGCAGATAGTGAATATAAATTAGCTCAAGAATTATGAATAGTAAAGCCATTATGAACTAACAAAGAGGAAAATAAGGAGAAATCTGATTCATGATTATGAGATGAACTAACAACAGCTGCAGAGATATGAGGATGAATTGTTGGGGCTGATTTAGGATTATATGCGGCATGAAGAGGGCTAGAAGAAACATGAAAAGCAATATATGAGGCACCTATAGATTCTTCAGCACAGGAAGCTAAAAGAATAAATCAAGTATGAACTAAAATAAAAGATGCGGAAGCTGAATTAAAGGCAGCTAAAAATAAATTAAAAGCTGCTAAAATAACATGAGAATGAATAGAAGAAGCTCAAGAGGTATTAGAAGATGCTGAAAAATGACTAAAAAGTGCTAAATGAAAGAAAGTAGTAAAAGTAGCAGATACAGCTAGAGAATATAATATATGATGATGACTTACTGAATGATGGACTGCTGAAAGTAGATGAATACAAGCAAGCTCTGAGGCAAATCAGATATTTAAAAATACTATAGAGCCAGCTTTAGAGAAATCTACAGCTACAGTAAATGTACAAGAGCTTATAAATTCTTTGGAGGATGATATACAGCAATTAGCAAAGAATGATCCTGATAAAGAGAGAGCTTATTTAGATGCTTTAGAAGACTTAAAGAAATCTTATAGCGATCCTAAATTTGCTGAATATTCAATGAAAGATACTCAGACTCTAAAGAGCTGATTACAAGGCAGAACTCCACAGAAGTATTTTAAGTGAAAAGGTGGGAAATATGAGATTACTAATGAATTACAAGAATTAAAGTGAAGACTATCTAGCAAACTTACAAATGCTATACATACTAATCTGACTCATGAGTTGGGAGAAGATTCTGCTAAATTATATAGAGATTATGCTAATCTAAAGGAGTATGCTGGGAATATGGTAAAACAGTCTACTAATGGATGATTAAAAGGATGATGGTGAAACTTCTGGAGTACGGCATTCCATAAATTAACTGACTGAGCAAGTGCAAAAGCATGACTATTATTAAATAAAACATGAAAATGAATTAGAAAAATTACAGGAGTAGACAAGGCGGCAGAGAGTATATGAGATGCATGGAATTATGTAGTAAAGAATGGTAAGAAATTCTTTAAAGCTACGAAATGAGGATGACTAAGAGTAGAAGATCCTAATGGAATAATCCAATTATTAAAATTAGCACCTTGAACTATATGAGAAATAGCGAATAATATATGAGAAGTAAGCCCATCAGTAGTCGCAGATGACTTATTGTTTGAGATACAAGATTTCAAGGATACATGGAACAAAATGTCAGATGAAGAGAGAATCCAAAACATAAAAGACCAATGGAAAGAGACTTATGGATCAGAATTAAATGATGAGTCTGCAGTATTAACATACGAGAAATGGAAAGAAAAACATCCTAATGGTAAATATTGAATACGAGATCCAGTCAGTGATATAGATATAGTAATCAAAGCATAAAAAGTCTTGACATGAGTATAATGTATGAGTATAATTAGCACCATAATTTTATATGGTGCTTTTTATTATCATGCGATTTTGGAATCTTTTATGATGGATATTAGGTATACCTTTCGTAATCATCATTGGATGAGCTGCCTTATATTGTATTTTCTATGCTCTATGAAAGGTGTTTAGCTGACTAAAAGACTTTGTAAAATATCCACGATATTACTGGGATGCATTCAAAAAACGATGGAAGAAATATTGGAAGAAGATAGTATTTTTACTCTTGTATTATGTAGTTTGAGGAACTATTATAGGTATGATTCTTTATTTTGTATGAGATTAGAAATGAAAACACGACAATTTATAGTGCTACTTATAGCAATATTCTTACAACCTATCATTATCTATTTCTGGTTTTGATATTGGAATCAGCATATAGCATTAAATCAAGTAAGTAGAGAACAGGTAACAGAGATACATGATATGCTATGGAAACTACAAGACTAAATTTTAATTTTTAATCATTAAACAATGAAGAACTGGCAATTTTGGGTTATTATAGCTATAATCCTTATTCAAAGCATCTTTTTTTATGCTAAATTCAAAAGTATAGAAGAGCAACAGGCAAAGACTTATACTGAAGTCATATTAAATGCTGAAGATATATCTCATGTAAAGTGAGATACAGAACTAATATTAGGAATAGTATCTGATATGAATAACTAAAAATCCGCCAAAAAATAAATTCTGACTATAATGCTACTCAGTTTATATTGAGTAGCTTTTTTTAATGCGAAAAAGTAGAGAAAAATCTGACACTACTTGGAAGTCTCATTCTAATCAGATTCTTACAGCTTGGA